GCTACGCGCAGATTGGCAATGTATTTCGCCCTCTGCGCCGCATAATTGATCGTTGCAGAATCGGCGATCGAGCGGACGTTCAGGCTTGAGTGGGTTTCGTCACCTTCGGGAATGAGGAAGGTGGCGCCAGTATCCGGAGCCCAGACCGGACAGCCCTGCGCCCATGTGGCGCTCCCCGTGAGCGTGATCTGATTGAGCGGCGGCAAGACGCCCTGGAGTGTCGCGCCGATATTGCTAGGTTGATAGACCGCAATCTTGGTGCCGGCGTCCCCCTTCGACTGAAAAACGCACTTCTCGTCCAGGCGGGGTGGCCCACCGATGGAGAGGATGCAGACGTCCGGGAAAGCTTCGAAGTTGCAGTTCTCGAACCGTGTGTGACCGGCAATGTTTTGCGCCCCGGCAGGGATCGTGACCGCCCCGTTCGTGGTCGCATTGATCGTGACGTCCGAAGTGCTTTCGCCGCAGATGGCCCAGAATGACAGGTTCTCGGTGTTGGCATCAAGGCCGTTGCAATAGCGCAAGGTTAGGTTGGAGTTGTGGAGCCTGAAGCCGGCCTTTCCAGTCTTGGCATTACGCGGATAACACAGTTCCATCACGCTATTTGGACCACCACCTGCCATGTCGAAGACGTGCGAGCCGCACTCACCGCCGTTGCAGTTGAACCAGATCGTCGAAAACAGGCCGCCCCCGCCTGCCGCATCCTTGAAGCAACCGCCCCCCATCTGCGTGGCATCGATATCGTGGAAATAGCAGTAGCGGCCCGTACCCACCGTGGAAGGAATGACCACACCATAACCGCTGCCGACTCCGGAGCCTTGCCCTTGTACAGTGAAGCCGCCGCAGGTGACGCGATTGACGTAATAGATCCCCGAAACGAGCGCTCCGGGGAAACGAAACACGTCATCTCCGGCCCTCGAAACGAAGATGGTTGATCCCATCCCGGCGCACGTCAAAGAGGTCGCCACCAAGTTGAGAGATGGCACATTCACCGGATCGGTCGCGATCGACCCGATAATGCCTGTGCGGCGATGCTGTGAACTCTCTACCCACCGCTTCACCGCATTGGTGTCGTCCGTGCTGCCATCGGCAGTGGGCGCAAACCACCCCAGCAAACTTGGCGTGTTGTCAGATATCGTGATCGCGCCCGTACCGGCCTTGTCGAAGAGCGCAATTTCGTCGCCGACAATCCGTTTCACGGTTAGAGTATAGGTGCCCGTCGTGATGATGCCGCCGCCAGCAATCAGGGTGGCCGTGGTCGTCGTGTTGCCGGTGAGCGAGCGGTTGGCGTTCACCAGCAGGGGAAGGTTACGATTGACAGCCTCGGTCAGGGCAGCGGTGATGGTCGGAAAGTCGGCCGCGCTGACAACCTCGCGAAGCTTGTCTTGGACGGTACGAGCGGAACCGCCGCCCGATTGGGTAAATCCAACCAATGACGATCCAGGGGATGCCGCAAGGGTCGTCAGAATATCTTGAGGATCATTCGCCCATGCAACCTGGTCCCAGATGGTATTGCCCAGTGCATCCTTGACGATCTGGCGATATGCACCGGAGCCGAAGATGATGGCATAGCCGTTCGCGTCCAGCGTGATCGGGTTGCTATTGAGCGTGGTCTTGGCCGCGTCCTGCCACGTATCCTTCGGCGTTGTGGTGCCGGGCACATAGAAGGTGACCGTACCAAGGGCGAGGCTGAGCCCAGACGCGTCGAAGAACTGCTGCTTCCCGTTAAGGACAGGTACGGCCATCCGGCGTTCCTTTGCTGTGTCGATTTTTGTTTCGCGGGTGCGCGAGAAAGAGTAGAAGCGCGGTGTGTCACGCTTCTGGCTGGGGGTTATCCTTTACTTAGCGATCTGCGCCATTAAGGGATGGCGGCAGGGACGGCGCGACTCAGCTTCCAGAGCCGCTCGGTTGCGTGCTTCCCTGAATAAGTCGGTTGCTGCCGGCGACGGTGAGTGGCACGAGGTTTGTAGTGAGCCACGCCGGGACGTACCCTCCCGTAGGATCATTATCGAGCGTCGCACGAAGTAGGCTGTTGCGATACCAGTTGCTGGATAGGGCCTCACCGGCAAGTCTGCCACCACCGAGCGCAGTACCTCCCGCCAACGCTGCAAGGCCGACTTCAGGCAGCGATACTCCCGCCTTGACACCAAGAACACCAGCCCCAGCCGCCGCTCCGTATTTTGCTATATTGGCAAGGACGTTGAACGCGCGCGACCGTTGAGCAGTGCCGGAATCGGGTCCTTCCTTGAGAAAGCGCTGGCCAATGTCCGCCAGTTCACCCAGCGGACCGCCGCCGTCATATGCACGGTTGGCGAACTTCACCGACACGCGCTGGTTCAAGGACGCTGGGCTGATCGTGCCATCAGCCGATTTGCTCACCAGCGGTTCAACAGTCTTCATGTTCTTGTAGGCGAAGCGGGCTGCTTGCAGGGCCTGCACGTCCTCCGGCGACGCGGAACGCTCCATGGCGTCATCCAGAGCATCCCGGATACGGGTTGCATAGTGAGACACGTTCGGATCTGCACTATCCATAGCGCGATCGAGAGGCGCCCCTTTGCGGGTGAGCGCCTGATAGACTTCGCCATCAATGCCGCCGTCGCCAGCCCCCTGAACCTTCTGCAGAACATTGTTCAGTTGGTTACGAAGTGGCTGGAACTCCTGCCCGGTCACAACCTGGTGCGCCTCATCTTCGATATTCGCCAGGTCGTTGATGAATTGATCGTCCACCTGAATGCGGGTTCGGTTAGCGATGGTGTTCATCGTGTTGCCGATCTGATCGCGGGCGCGGGTCATCACCTCCGGGGTCAGTCGGTCTGTATCCGCTCCAAACGTATTCCCGACCGCGCGCGTGAAGGCGGAGCGTTGCACAGCATTGTCGGCCGCGATGCCGGAGCCAGGCGAGTGGGTGAGCACACTGTCGAGCGTCCGAATGAACGGGCTTCCGCTGATCTGGCTACCGCGAATGTTGATACCGTAATTCGCCGCGCGCTGCGCCAAATTGGCGACGATCGGATCAACGGTTGGAGCGAGTGCATTCGCACCAGCACGGGCGCCAGCGCCAAGCAGGTGGCCGCCCGGGCCAAGGATAGAACCGGCGGCAGCTCCAGTGGCGATCTGTTGAAGCAACGGCGCATCATTGCCGCCAGAGGCGACTGTCGCACCCTCCGCACCTTGAAGTGCGCCATGAGCAGCCGTGGAGGCTATGCGGGTGAGGGCGTTGCCTCGCTCCACTACATTCCCAGCGGTGTCTAAAACCGCCCGTCCCGCATTGCCGCCGAGGAACGAGACCGTACCAGCCGCCCCCGGTGCAGCCTCAGCCAGCGCTCCGGCGCCACGTGCAATCAGGCTATTCGCCGCGCCAATCGGCACTGCCGAAACAGCTATATTCCCCGCAAGCCTCCCCGCATTGGCCAGCGTCGAATTGCCCAACGTAGTGTTGAACAGCTCGCGATCGGCACCGAACTTCTGGGTCAGGGTATTTGCGCCAGGAATGCCGATCTTCGCCCCAAGACCCGTGAACGTGGAGTCGATATCTTCCACGCCCTGCTTGAGGCCGCCGAGCACGGTTTGTGTATTGCTGAGTGGCTTGTAGCTTCCCGCCGAAACAACTGGAATGGCCCCATCGCCGCCCTTGCGATGATAGGCAATCGCAGCGTCGATATTTCCACCAGGTTGGCGCTCCATGCCGTGATTGGCGTAGAAGTCGGCCACATCGCTCTTGATTTGAGCGTTCGACTTATTGGCTTTAACGCCAGCCTTGATGACCGCGTTGACGCCCTGCGTCACTTCCTGGCTGGCCGGAACGAACGCGGCGACTTCCCCGCGAGCTTTTTTCACGGCGTCAATCGGCGGTGGTGCGAACCCGGTGCCCCCAAGGTCGTCATCCTTGGTGGGGGCATTGAAGCCCATAGCCGTCAAATCGCCGCTGTCGCCAGGCATAGCCCCCATCACTTTCCTCGCGTAAGCTGCGTTTTCAGGACCATGTTTCGAGACATCGGGTCCGCCCTGATAAAGCCGGAGCGCGGCCGGGACATCGCCACCTGTGGCCTTCAGGTTCTGCGCCATGTAACGGGCCGCGCCGTCGATCGCCTGCATCGGATCAAGGGGGTCGATACCAAACTGCTTGGCCGTCGCCGGCATGAACTGCATCAGGCCCAAAGCGCCCTTGCGCGAAACGGCCTTTGGGTTGCCGCCGCTTTCAGTCATCATCAGGCCATGCAAGAGGCCCGAGGGAAGCCCATATTTCCGTTCCGCCGCCGTCAAGGCGTCGTCATATTGGCTCACTTGATCAGCCCATTATGGCGCGCAAACGCCAAACTCTGCGCCAGACGCTCCTTCTCGGCCGGCGTCATGGCATCGACCAGTTTCCCCTTCTGATCGGCGCTCATGTACTGCATCTGGAATACGAGCGGATCGACGTGCTTATTAAAGGTGGTCGTGAAATCGTGGAACGTCTCTGCGCCACGGCCCGAAGCCTTCCAGCGCTGCCATGCCTGGTTTTCCGCATCCAAGGCATCGTTGTTGCCCTTGATGAGTGCAAGCATGTTCTTGTTGCCGAGTTGCGAAAGCTGGCTGCCGGGGCTCGCGTGGGACATGATGTCCACCTGAGCATTCGTGGCGTTGAGGCCGAGCTGTTCGCGCTGACGGGCCATGACCTGAGCCGCGAGTTTGTCGAAGCCTTCCTGGGTCGCAACCTTGTTCGCGTCGAAGCCGGTCCCCATGAAGCTGTTGATAGCGGCCATGACGCTGTTGCGCGCCTGAGAACCTGGACCGGTTTCGAGGCTCTTGATGTCTCCGGACATATTCGCGAGCGCGGCGCGCATGTCGGCGACTCCACGGGCGCCATGCTCGAACGCCTGCGCATCGGCGGCGACACCTTGCCCCGTGGTGGTCTGAGCAGCAGCCTCCTGGGGCGACAAACCGACCTTGACCGGGCCGCCAATGGAGGCAAATTGGCCCTTTGTCATCTGCGTCGGCGCACCTTCCGGCGTGACGGGACCCGCAACCGGGCTCGCAGCCTCTCCGGGGCTCATGGTATTCTTGAGCGGTGCGGGCGTCGGACCAAGGGCAGGCGTGCGGACGAATTGCGTCTCGCCGCCCGTGTTGACCGGTTGTGGCGTGCCAAACATCGCCTCAATCTGCCCTTGTGCCTGCAGGCCACGGATCAGATGCTGCTTGAGCCACTCAGGAAGCTGAGTGGGATCAGATGGCATGCTGGCGAGTTGCCCAGCCACCATCTTGGCATCGACAATGCCTCCATTGACCAGATCCGCAGCGGCAGCCGTCACGTCCTTGGGGGCGACATTCGGCTTTTCGAGAAGGCCCGCGATCGTGGAGTTGAATGAGGCCAAGCGGGACTGTGCCGTGACAAGCTGCGCTTGACGCTGCTCCTGCGCAAAGCGGGTAGCTGCTTCAGCCTCAAATGCCGCGCGCGGATCGCCTGCCACGGTGTGAGCGAACGCGTTAGGGTCAAAGGTACCATCGGTACCGGTTGCGCCTTGGATTGCTTCGCCAACGGCCTGACGTGCACCCATTTCGGTGCCGAGAAGCTTGTTCTGGAGAATCTGGCCCTGAAGGCCTGCCACGCCGGACAGCACCGCGAGCGGGTTCTGGGGCTGGGGGGCGCCGCCGTACATCGACGTATCAACCGGCATTAGTTCGGCCTCCCGTAGATGCCCGCGAGGAGCTTCGGCGCGTTCTGGAGCGTGACAAGGTTGGTCAGTGCGTTACCCGCGCTGCCGAAGGCGTTTGCCGTCGCCATGTCGGCCGCAGCGCGTGCATTGCCGGCGCCGATGATGTTCGATCCGACCGATTGCGCGGTTTGCGTACCGTAGGCGCCGGTCTGTGCGGCCGCATTCTCGCCGAGCTGCGTTGCGCCGAGCAAACGATTGTAATTGTTCTGCTTGAGCGTCTGATCCATGTTGAACTGGTCCAGATAGGTCTTGTCGGCCAGTCCGGTGGCGAAATCGGCCGCGCCCTTCATCACCGCACCACTGTTGAGGAGCCCGCGCGCGCCAAGCGCGTTATTGACGGTCTTTAGGCCCTGCGTCTTGGTGAATTGATAGCCCGGCGTCTGCTCAAGCTGATCCTGCGTCATGCTCATGGGCGAAGTGAATTCACCCATTCGCGCCATGAGCTGGTTGCCAGCCGATTGCCCGAACTGCTGATACGGCAGCAAATCCGAGCGAGTCTGATTGTACATGGCCTGCTGCGCGGCAGTGGCCTGGTTGGCCGCGCTGGTCTGCGCCTTGGCCGCACTATGCGCTCCGAGGGCCGAGGAAACCCCGCCAATAAGAGCGCCGCCGAGCAACCCGGCAGCGAGACTAAGCGCCATGCTACTCTCCTAGAGCGACTTGATGTAGGACCGTTCCGAGGCTCGATATCCCCGGCGTTCGTAAAGCTTGCCAACCACTTCGGGGCGGACCTTCGCGAGACAGATCATCGCCCAGCTATGGCACCCACAGGCTTTTGCGGACGCCTCAAGAGCCTCCAGCATCTTGCCTCCAAGGCCGGAGCGATATTCAGGCGCCACCCACCAAAACATTTCCTGTCCGGTCAGGTGGTGGACGTTGAAATATGCCGGGTAGACCAGCCCCCCGGCCATTCCGACAAGCCGATCGCCGTCATAGGCGACAAGGACAATACCGCCAGGCGCGTCGATCATGTTTTGAAGCGTCTGCGCCATGGTGGCGGGGTCATAGGCCGAAACGTCCGACCATCCAGCCTCTTCGAAAAATTCCGCTCCACACTCGACAATCGCTGGAATATCGGAAGCGATGGCGTCACGGATCAATTGAACGCCCCGATACTCTGGAGCTTGGTATTGATGCTGGCCACCGCATTAGCGAGCGACACCACCGCATTGTCGAGCGCTTGCATCTCTATCTGCGTGGGAGGATTGCTTATCGTCTGCCCAGCATATGGTGTATAGGACGGATGCGCCGTCTGGTTCTTCTGGACGTAGCGCCCATCCGCATCTCCGCGCGTCGGGATGCTCGACGCTGCGGCAACCCCGATCGCGCGATCCGTAAAGGCGTTAGCCCCTGTCTGTTCTACCAGGCCGGTTCCGCTTAATGCCGCAAGAGCGGTGAGTGATGTACTTGCCGGCTGGCGGGTATTGGCATTTGCGTCCGCCGCTTCAGCGGTGGTCTGAGCTGTATCGGCGGCCGTTTGAGCTGTTGCCGCTGCCGCTTGGGCCGCTTGAGCCGCAATCGCCGCATCAACTGCCTGTTGCAGGCCGTTATTCCAGAATGCCTGGAAATTGGCCGTGGCCATCCCTTTCTCGTCCACGATCGCGAATGGAAAGTAGGGGGCGATGTATTTTGCCGTCATGACCTATGCGTCACTACGTCAAGCCACGCGCCGTTCAGAGCCGTCTTTACGGGCGCGGACCAGCTAATCTCGAACACGCGATCGCGAGCCATGCCGAGCCCCCACCATTGGATTGACGTATCGTATTGACCAGCCGATCCGAGTGGCATCATCACCGGATCGCCAAACGAAGCCCCGCGATCATCGGACCAGCGCAGCGATACCATCGGAGGATTGTCCGTGGTGGTTCCCGCCTCTGTTCCGACCTCCATGTCAGCCACGAAGCGCTGATAGGTCACGCGGAAGCTGTTGTCCGTCATGTGCGGAAAGGTGCGCAGGTAGAGGATCGGCTGACCGTTGTCGGTATAGGTATCCAGATCAAAGGCGTAGAGGTTGCCATTCTCCCAATCGCCACAGACGTTGGTGTTATAGGCGAACGCCGCGCAATTGGCGCGGTGGCGATGCCATTCCCCGTCCGTGTCGATCCACACTCGCTCATGCCAGAACTTGGTGGACTCGTCCCAAACCCACGTCCGATCCGCCGAGGGGAAGGTCAATTGATAGAAGGCGTGGCCGCCCATCTGGAAGCAGAAGCCGATCGCGTCCGAAACATCGCCATAGGAGCCGATTTCAGCTTCGATGGCGTGGGTTGAGATGCGCTCCGCAGCATAGGAGTTGCCGCGCATGACGATCGTCTCGCCAGCTTCGTTCTGAGATAGCCAATAGATGCTCAGATCGTACTTCGCGGCGGAATATGGAGCGACACACCCTTGCTCAATGAACACGCCGGGCATCTTGTCGAACGTGAAGTCAGAGGCCCCGGAATTGTACCAAACCTGCGACGTGAGCTGACCCAGTGTCCACGGCTCGTCGTGCATGACAATGACCGTTGAGATGGGGTCAGGGCAGCCGGCCTTCGACGCGATGTCCAGGCTATCGAACGCCACCTGATTGGTGAGCGAGATATACCAGTTGTTCGTGCCGGGACGGTTCAGGACGAAATAGGTATCGCAGATATCGACTCGCGTGCCGCCGTAGAAATTGGCGTCGGTCACAGCCGAAAGCGTGTTGGTCGAAAGATCGATCTGCCAACCAGAGCTTGAACCATCCACGATCAGGATCGAGAACCCGTTATCGCTCATCGAAACCGGCGTGGTGCCCCTGTTGATCGTCCCCAGCGCGTTCAGCGCCCAGTTGCCGTCGATATAATAGACCGTCGAGCCGCACACGCCATAGAGATTGCCATTCGCCTTGCAGCGATACAGGCATCGCCAGCCGCTATCCGCAGCCGTGGCGAGCAAGCGAAGGCCAGGCGCCGGATAATGCGAGGTTGGGAATGCGGAACCACCCGGAGACGGTTCAATGAATAGGTTGACGCAGCGCTGGTCGTCCGCCGTGATCGAGCGGGCAACATAGGCGCCGTAATTAAGCGGGACCTTCACCGGCCCTGGTCCGAATAGACATTGTAGCGCCCGCCCTTGCTCATCCCATCGGGGATCTGGAGCATGGGGATTTGGGCGTTAGCGGTGCGGACGGTGTTCAGCGCGGTCTTTGCCAATGCCACCAGAGCGCCATCGGGCTCAAGCTGGTAGAGCACGCGCATGCGCACCGCGAGATTGTAGATCAGCGCCTCTTGGTACTCAGCTGGAAGGTTGATGTCCTGGTTCAGGCTGGTGAATGCGGAAAGCGGCATCTTCACCGTAATCGTGAGCGCGTACAGCGTCGCATTCGGCGCGGGCCACGGGTACATGGTGCCCACCGGGAAGGCCTGATCGTAATAGAGATAATAGGGGAAGGAGACGAGCGCCTTCATCGCGATCCGGTTGTAATCCTCGCGGGATTCCAGGATCGTCAGAGGCGTGTCGATCTGTTGCGGGGTGCCGTAATTCTGGCTGACGAATGCAGCCTCGATCGCCGTGGGGCGGATCGCCAGCGCAAAGTCAGCAGCGGGGCCGACCGTGTAGGAGGTCGCACCCGTGGAAACCTTGGTCACATTGACCAGATGGTAGATCAGCCAGCGCTTAGCCGCCCATTGGCCGATCATGGCATTCAGGGACATGAATGCGTTGTTGGTCATGTCGGGACCGGCAGTCTGACCGGTGCCCAGCACGCCTGAATTCTTCAGCGCGAGATTGCAGATGTCGCGAACGAGCATGCAGCCCCTCCCGCAAAAGAATGGGGCGAGCCGAAGCCCGCCCCAGGTTGGGAGTTAGATAACGTCGGGAACCACGCACGCCCATTCCGGACGCACCCACTGATAGCCGTAAAGGATATCGAGACGGGTGATGAACTGGTCCGTCGAGACGTTGTAGGCGGTGACCATGCGCATGGACGTGCCGTCTAGGGTCGCACGGGCCGCTTCGTGAACGCCACGCGGCAGTTCGAGGTCGGCGGTGACCATCGTGGCAGCCTGCGGCAGGAACACGAAGTTCTTGCGGTACTGCTCCGAAGCCTTCGAAACGACCGTGATCGCCGCACCATTGGCCGGAGACGCGGTACAGGTCGCATAAGCGACAGCACCGGGGGTCAAGGCCGGATAGATAGGAATAGAGGTCGCTGCGGCCGCAACGTCGGCGGTGACCACGAACTGCGCGAGCTGGCCCGTGTCCACCTTGGTGATGCGATTGACCGAGTTCACGCCAGAGAAGGAGATGATATCGCCCTTCTTGAGCGGACCGTTCAGCGCCGAAACCGTGATGGTCGAACCAGTCTGCGAGCCGCCGTTGACGGTCGCCAGCGTGCCGTAAGCGCCCGTGGTATGCTTGACGACGGTCTGGTCCATCATCCAGTCGAAGCCGAGCGCGTTGGTCATCTGACCGGTCGCATACTGCTTCGAAATGCCGGCAGCCGGGTTGAACAGGCCGGCTAGGCTCGAAACGGTGCGGGCCTGCGTCAGCGGATCGAGGATCACCTTGCGGTCAGCGCGCGGGGCCGACATCTGGTCCAGATAGGCGCCAGCGGTCAGCCAGGTCGAAGCATCGGGGGTCGTGACCTTGCCGTTGCCGTCCACCTTGGACACGTAGTTCGGAATGGCTTCCGAACCGCTGATGATGTCAGCCGCAACCGCACCAGCAAGGTTGTTGATCGCCGGGGCCAGGATGCGCTTGCTGTAGTCGTCCAGCGACAGGGCGCGCTCAGCAGACGAGAACTGAACGTCAACACCCTTCTGGGTGGCAACGGTCAGGGTCGTCTTCTGCTCGGTCGTGTCCTGAGGCGACGCCGCCGCACCCGTACGAACCGTGAAGTCGTTGGGCAGGCGGATGCGCAGGGTGGTGCCAATCTTCGACCCGCCACGAGCGAACTGGTCGTCATACTGGCGGTCGATGTTCTGTAGGAAGGCGTTGCTGTTCTTCCAAAGACGAACAGCCTCGCGGGTGATCATATCGATCGTAAGAAGCGAGTTGGACATGAGAAAAAGGCTCCATCGGGCCTCTTGCGAGGCTCAGGGAACGCGACGTCATCTCGACGTGGCATTCAGGGTTACGGATTGGCTCAG